CTTAATTGAGGGTGGTGCTGGAGAACCTGGTACAGATATGCCCGCTAAGACACCACAAGAAATGTTGGAAGCAGCAGTTCATGGTGAGACACATGAGTATTCTGATATGTATCCTGGTATGGCTAAAACTGCTCGTGATGAAGGTTTTGATGAGATTGCTGATTGGTTTGAAACATTGGCAAAAGCGGAGCGTTCACATGCAATGCGATATCAAAAAGCACTAGATACACTCAAAGCATCATAACAAAATCCCATGCAAGTACCAACCCCGCTTCGGTGGGGTTTCTTTTTTCTATACCGTTCTGGTAGAATACATCGACAATCTTGAGAATGTATCTTCTTTACTTCTAACAGGTGGGATAGGTTGTCTTTCTGAACCACCTGAAGAAGAAGATGATGAACTTGTATTGTTAATAACAGAAGGTTCTGATGGAGTATTTTCAGCCAACTTCATGTTTTGATTTTCAGATACCTTAGAATTCAACTCAGCACCTTTATTAGGTGATGGCGCAGGTGCGGCAGAAGGCGATGCTGAAGGTGATGCTGAACCACCACCACTTGAGGCGCCTCCAGGGGTAGGTTGCGATGACATACTATTACTCATCTGTCTACTCATTTCTTGACCACCAGCGCCCGATATACTTGTACTCATAGATTCTTTGGTCGTTTTCGGTGTAGCAGTTTCTGCTTTTCTTGCCGCTTGATCAGGATCGGCACCACCTTCAAAGAAGTCAAATAAAGCACCGGCAGCCTTCTTACCAATATACTCACCACCCATAAAACCTGCAAGTCCACCTAACAGAGTTCCAACAACAGGAACAACAGAACCAACAGCAGCACCAATAGTTGCACCTCCAGCACCACCTAACGCACCACCTACCGCTTCAGTAATTCTCTTCTTCATTTCTTTTTCATCAATTGCACCACTTTCATGTTCATCAATTGCATCTTTAACATCCATCAACAATTGCAAACCTGCAGCAATTAATTGAATGCCAGGTATTCTTTCTAAGAATCCTAACACACTCTTACCCGCTTTTAATAATTTACCACCCATCTTTGATGCGGACTTTGTTACTTTACCTCTAAGTGATTTTAATTTTTTACTTCCGCCCATTAAACTTGCAGCATCAGCCAGTGTTCCTAATATTCCACCACCTTCTTCTTTTTCCTTTTCTGCACCAACAGCACCTGTACCTATAGATCGGATGGCTTCAATTAATTCTTTATGTTTCTTTTGTTGATCATCTCTTCTTGGTTTTTCAAAATCTTTATCTAATTCTTTTTGCTTAATATCATCATCTCTAGACTTCTTCATGAGATCATATATGTCAGTCAAGACATTGGTCATGGCTTCATATTCTTTATCCATTCCACCTGATATTTTTGATGCGGTTTCTTTTTTATCTTTTGATGGACCTGATGTGAACTTGCCAATATCTTCTTTTGATCTGCCTGTTAATTTACCTAAAACTGTAGGTGCAATATCGGAATCAAAAGTTAAAAATCTTGCAATATTTAATGGATCAAATACGTCTTTTGCATAACTCTTTGTTTCTTTACCGGCGGTTGATAGAATATCTTTAGCAGACATCTTACCATCAGTTTCTTTTAACTTGTCGGTGATTCTCTTTAATAATCCTGGTGATTTTTCAAATGGCGACTTACCATCATCATCTTTATCTGCTGCATCTTTCTCGTTTTTCTTTTCAGAATCAAAGTTTGTAGAAACATATTTTGCAACTGCAATTTGAGCAGGATTTAATGTGTCTTGTAATTTTTTAGGTATAACTCTTCTAGCAGTAGATAAAACACTCTTAAAATTATGAGTATCTTTTTTATTGACAATTTTAGTCAATCTTTCAAGTGCGGATTCAATTTGCGGTATTTGATCTTGAGAAGGTATCTTCCTGTGTACATTATCAAGTTGTTCATACAACTTAGTAAAGTTTTCTTCAAGATTTTGATCTATATCTTGAAAGTCTCGTTCCACTCTTGCTTTGTAATCTTCAAACTCTTTTTTAAGATTCTGAAGTTCTTTCTTGGCAGAAAATCTTGTTTTTTTACTAGGTAATCTTTCAGCAGTGGGTTCTGTAGATACAGATTTCATTGGAATTACTTTAGATTCATTCTCGATATTATTAGGCATATGACTTTCTCATATAAGGAGATGCATCTTCCTTTTTAGGTGAAGATGCAGTAGGTGTATTTCTTTTTGATACTGACTGATTTGTTGTATTATTTACAACAACTGTTGATTGTTTTTGTGCAGTCATGTCATCTTTTAAGTTTTTATTTGCATCTGATGCAGGAGTAACTCCGGCAGATTTGGGTGATGACTCTTCAGGTGATGCGGTTGATTTACCATCACCTGCTTGATCAACCAATGCGACAATTTCTCTTGCTCTATTTCCAACTTGTTGATACCATTTACTATCTTGTAAACCTTTAGCAGCAGAATGAAAGTCACCAGCATCTAGTGCCTTTGCTGTTGAGGGCCATTTTGGCCACCATTGACCCATATTAAATGCTAGGTCAATAAATGCACCTTTACCTGCTTCATTTGCTTTTTCATATCCAGGTGTTTTCTCAGCAATCTTAACATGTTTAGCAAAATCTTGTTCAAATAGTTGATTAACTTCATCATCAGATAAAGTTCTATTCCATTCTGGTGGTAAACTTTTACCATCACCAATCAAATGTCCAACACCAACTGTCCAAAGTCCTAATGAATCTTTATATGGTTTGTTTCTAACACCTTCGTGTCTCATCACCATCGATTTTACATCTTTCATTCCAGTGATTGGTGGAAGTTTTACAGATGGTACTTCTCCTTTCGGTGCCGCACCTTTTGGTACTGCTTCTGCCTTTCCCTCTGGTGCTTTTCCTGATGGTGCCTTTTCCGCTTTACCTTTTTTTGGTGCTGCCTTTTTTGCTCTTGGTGGTTTCTTTGCAGATGGTTTTCTACCTTTAGCACCTTTTTTCTTAGGTATTTTAGGTTTCTTTGCCGCACTGACCTTTTTTGCAAATTCACTAGGTTCAGGTTTACCAACTTCTTCAAATGCTTCGATCAATTCATCATGCATTTTATCAGAAGTTCTTGATTCTTCCTTTCTTTTTGTTTTATCTTCTTCTCTATCCAGAACCTGTTCTTCTCTATTTTTCTCCATTAGTTTGTAGATGTAACCAAGAATCTCAGATGCGGATTCTTTATCTGGAACTTTCATAGCAGTATTACTAATTTGATCTGCTTTCTTTTCTGGTTCCATTGGCTCTGGTTTGAATTGCTTCGATTTCAAAAACTTGGGAAGAGATGGACCTTCAGATTTTTTATATTTATTTTTTGATTCTTTAGAATTCTGTTGTTTTAATTTATCAATTAAAGACGAAATGATCCCAGTCTGTTGATCTATGATCTTTTCAGTATCTTTTTTTGATGATTTCTTCTTGTCCATCTATCGTTTTCTCTGTCTTTCTGCAATCTTTTGATTTTCAGCCTCGATATAAGCAATCAACATAGAAACATAGATATCTCGTTCCCATGGTATCATATTTTCTAACTCCGTCAGATTATACTTGTGATGTTGCATCATTGAGAAGTTGGTTTTATAATAATTCTCAAGTGTGTCGTGACGAAGCATTAGATAAAAAAACTTTCGAGACCCTCCACATCAATCTCATGATGAAATCCACATTTTCTACAATCTATATCAATTACTTTTCTTAGTTTTGGTAGTGCTGAAAAGAATGCCTCAATCTTTTCAAATTGAGCCTGACTTAACTGTTCGACAAACTCAACAGTCTCTTGTATTGGTACTTCTTTAGTATAATAATACTGTTCACCATCATAGATATACTCAATAGATTTAGCAATCATATTGAAAGTTAATTCATTCACATCATCAAACTTTAAAGAATCTTTAATGTAGGAGAAGTCTGGATACTTTAACTTCACACTAATTGTATCTGTGAGTTGAACAATAGGATCAACCAAATCTTTATTTTCAACTTGTATTTCTAAAAGATTAACATCTTTTTCCATAATGTTATTGCACTTTTTACCTTCAACGACATTATTGCATCTATATCTTGTTTCAACAATCTCGCCTACTGATCTCGCACGAAGATTCATAAAGTAATATTCAACATCAACAATAGGTAAACTTTCAATATCAACATTAGGTGTAATAGTACAATTATTCAAAATATCTCGAACACTCTTTTGAATTGTTTCAGATTCCTGTGATTCTACTGCCATCAAAAGATTTCTTTGTTCTTTGACAACAAAAGGTCGAAACTCTATTGTTGTTTTAGATAATGGTAACTGCAATCTATAAGTTGGTGCGTCAAGTTTTGGTAACATAATAACTCCTCAATCAATTAATTATATGGGTACTGATTCCCAATAAGTATAAGCAAATGTAACGGTTAGTTTATGAACAGAATCTGAACTCCAGTCTAAATCAAGTTGATTCATGTTGATAGGAAAGGCACGGTGCATTGTAGCTTGATATGATAATTCTCCCATAACATCATATTGTAAAACATCAATATCAACAGCATAATCATCTTTATATTTGAAGTTGAAATTTTTTGATGGATTAATTACTTCCATCCATTGATCAAATGTATTTTTAATCAACATTGTATCATCAACAATAAATGTCAAATCAATATCATTATAGTTTGACCAATATGGAAACTTTTCAACAGGTCCATAAGTTTTTTGTTCAACTGTTGAGAAATTTCTACCTGGTAATTGTGCAATTTCACATCGTTTGATTAAATCAAAAGGTCCAGCAACAACACCAACAGGAGTTGATCCAAATCTTAATTCGAATCTACTTGCTCGTGCTGGATCTTTATTAAAACTTGATAAAAATTCTGATATACTTCCTGCCATATTTTATCCTATGGTGTCTGTTTAATTTGGTCAACTGAATCTTGCCATACAGTCTTTGCTTTTGCTTTTCTGAACTGATGAACGGGTAACATTGCTGCCACATCCCACTCATTTGGTTTTACAATCAATATCTTAGAACGCAAATGTGAGTATAGATATCGTTTCAAGCAAGGTTCAAATGCTTTAAATCTTCTAGCTTCACTTAGTAATTCGTATGTCACACGCATTCTTTTAATATCATCATTATCATCTAGTAACGCCAACGGCATCAGTTTTTCTAAAAACTTAATTCTATAGGGTATTGGTAAATAATGTAGGTTTAATCCTAGAAAACCATCACTGTATTTCTCTAACATAATCACCAAAGGAAAAGTATCATAGTACGGCAAACTGCCTTTAGTCTTTGGATCATAATAAAAGAAATACATCTTACCTAATGTAATTCTTCTGGTGTATCGGTCTATCTCTGCACCAATCGTAGGTGCAATTCGATACACGTTTCTCAGTTCATCGATTTTATCCTGTAACCAAACTAATGCCTTTTTGGACATAGTTTGTAGTTTCAGTGATGATTTTTCTTCAGCAAGTTGTGTTAGTTTTGATGTCATAAATATATTTAGTTGATTCCTAGGTCAATTTCTGATAATATGGAAAACTCCCAATTGCGATCTTTACAGTACTCCTCTGCGGCTTTCCACTTGGCCTGATTGACTCCCCATGTGGTTATCTCGGTAATATACTGTTTGGTCACTCGACTTCTTTGTTTAGGTGGTTGAGTTTGTTTA